AGCTTGTCTATCCTGCAATGCATTCTTAATATTAAGATGATGACATCTAATCATATAAAGTTCATTCATTGCTGACTGAACTATCTTCCTATCTACACTATCATTTTTAATATATTTATTAATGGATTCACCTCTTTCTATACAAGAATCCAATAAAGCCAAAAAAGAATGTTCAGTAATCTTTTCAAGGTCCATCAAATGTTGATGACCAATAAGAGGATGCCATTTTTTAATTTTTTGATAATCACAATAAAAAACATCATAAGATGATCCTGAATGAAATAAAGCATCGATACTTCCTGTTTTAAAACAGGAATAACCACGCTCACATATAAATTGTAATGTCTCTAAAATATGAAAAATAGCTTCATCAGATTTCCAAACTTTACGTTTAACAACTTCAGCTTCTAACTGAGAATATCCTAAAGTCTTCAAATCACAACCTAACGGTGTGAAAATAGAAAAAGCTGTTAAATAAATAACTAATTTCTGACATCTTTTGAAAAGAGGACCAAAACGCAAATTTTTATACATACACAAAATTGATCTAGTTTTATCCAAAAAATTCTCACTTTGTAATTCTAACTGTTCTAATATACTCATCTCAAGAGCTTCATCATCTGAAGTTAAATTTTCAGGTTCTGAAAAAATCTCTGTAATATAACACATAATATCTTCAGTATAACCAACAGTTTTAAGCAATAAAGAACTATTGCCAGATCTAAGTTTCAAAAAATTTATACATGCAAATAAAATATCCTTCTTATCTCGAGCACGAGAAAGGATATAACATAAACACAAAAGATCTTCAATCAATTTAGTTGCAGTATCATGTTTCTGCAACAAAGACGAAACAACTGCAGAATCAAACACAGTGTTCCAACTCTCAACATCGAAGAATTTAAAATCTTCAGATTGTAAATGTAAACAATCTTCATTTAAAAATAACTGTTCACACTCATAAACATGATCATATAAACGATAAGTTGGTGGGCAAGGCTTATTTAATATACTGCCTTCCACACCTTCATTGGTAAAAAACGTTAAACTTTTAGTTGTAGCCATGTCGCAAGTCGCTAAGAAAAAGAAAAAGGGGTGCATAATTACGTGCCCGAATGGTCTCACAGCGACCCAGCTGGCAGAAGGTGCTAATCTGCATAGCGTCAATTAAAATTATCTACCGAGTGACATCGGCACCTCACAGTTGTGAGGACAAAGGATCGATCAAATAATTAATAACTTCAAATAAATTTAAATTAGGGTTCTGAACCCCTAACAAATGTTTGGGTTAATTAAAGATAAGGCACGATCCAATCGTTATCTACTACCAATAGATAACCTCTTCCCTTCTGAAACAGATAGGGGAAATAAATTACATATAGGAGCGCATACAACGCTCAATTTTTATTTGGTAAATTTTATAATATAAAAATATATATAAT